GCTCAGGCTACTCGACGTGGGCACAGCAGTCACCGTAACGATTATGAACCGCACCGGCAGCATGCTGACGGGTCAGGCAATCATCACGCAGTGCAAGTTGACGCTGACGCAGAACAACCTCGCCAACGGCTCATTCGCCATTCGTGGCAACGGCCCGATGACTGCGGTAACTCCCACGTAAGGTAAACCCACGACGCTTTTATAGTGAATATAAAAAGATACAACAATATGAAATGGTTGACACTGAAATATATTAAGAAGCATTCTCGCATAGACTTCGACTGCGAGGATGATTTGCTGGATCTTTATGGCGAAGATGCGGAGCAGACGGTTTTGAACATCTGTAACCGCAGTTATGAAGATATTATGGAAACATACGGCGAGATCCCTAAACCGCTATATGTAGCGGCATTGCAGTTGGTGGAGGTGAACTATAACCACCGTTCTCCAGATTCGATGAATAACCTGTATGCGGTGAAGTATTCATTCGATATGAAAGTAAAACCATACATGCGTCTAACAAGTAATACAAAATACAATGGCACAGGATGCAAAAATCTTTAGAATTAACTATAAGTCGGACTTCATTCTGACTTTAACGAGCGATGCAGGATGGATGGCACCCTTCTGCATCAAGTTCTGGACAGGTGCTCCATCGCAGGCTTACTATGTGAGATGGGACGGCGAGACATACACCCATTGTGCGTATGACCCAGCCGAGCCGACGAAGCTGACGGTGCAGTTCGACGACCACCACCTGCCCATCGGTGACCTGAAGTACCAGGCGGTCTATCATTTCACCGTGGCTGACTTCCCCAACGATACCGAGGACGAGGTGCTGAACCAGGCAAACATCACCACCGAGATTGATGGTGAGACCTATCAGGTAATGCTCGACTTCACCGGCGAGACGGCACCGGAAATAGCGTTTGCTCTGCCGGCCTACGCGGCAGAGGCGGCGAGGCAGGCTGCGGAAGCGGAGAGGGAACGGGTGTTCGCTCAGATGCAAGAAGAGAATGCGGAGGCGGTGGCTGGTGCGGAGCGCGTTAATGCTCAACTGAATGGCACTACGCTGACGGTGACTGACCGCAATGGGCAGAGCGTGTCGAAAGACGTGCAAGGGCCGCAAGGTATTCAGGGGCCGCAGGGTGAGCGTGGATATACGGGCGATTGCATCTATCCTGACTTCGACGTGACGGATGGTATGCACCTCGTCAGCACTCCAGGCGTTGACCGCATGAATATCAACACGGACGGGCATTTGACAGTGGATTATTAACAGAAAAAGATACGATCATGACAAAAGATTACGGGAAAATCGCCTTGACGCAGGGCGGCGTGTGGTCGGCACAGACCACCTATGAGAAGCTGACGATGGTTCGAAGGAACGGTCAGAGTTACGTATCGTTCAAGGATAGTACTGGCGTTGACCCGCTGACCGACGTGAACCCGCAGACGGGAATCGGAACGTATTGGTTCCTTACGGCTGAGAAGGGAGACAAGGGCGACAAGGGAGATGCTTTCACCTATGACGACTTCACGCCAGAACAGTTGGAGGCTCTGACGGGCCCACAAGGCCCGCAGGGTGAGCAAGGTCCGCAGGGTGAGACTGGTGCCACCGGAGCCACGGGAGCCACTGGTGCCACTGGCCCACAAGGCGAACAGGGCATTCCTGGCACGCCTGGTGCGGCTGCCACGATTTCCGTCGGTACGGTGACAACGGGTGAAGCCGGTTCGCAGGCCTCAGTGGTGAATAGCGGCACGAGTAGCGCGGCTGTGCTTAACTTCACCATTCCCAAGGGCGACAAGGGCGACCAAGGCATTCAGGGCGAGCCGGGCAACTATACCAAACCTTCGGGCGGTATTCCTGAGAGTGATATGTCAGATGACGTGCAAGAGAGGCTGGGCGGCGTGACTTTCATGGAGACCAGCTTTGGAAAGTACGACGCGGTGCGTGAAATTACGTTGAGCCAAGGGAAGAGCGGGAAGTACGTGAATACCGACGGCGGTGAAACTACGGCTACCGGCTACGGCATTAGCAACAGTGTGGAGCTGAACTTCGGTGACATTTTGCTTGTGCCGTCCGCGCAGGCACTGCCTGCTGCTTGCTCGGTAGTGGCAAGAATCGTGACGCGCACCTATCAGAAGGTCATTAACTACACCTACACCTATCAGCAGGCAGATCCGACGCTGTACGATACGGCGACAGCCGACTATGACCCGACATTGGTCTATACGGCTGTGTATGACACCAGCGGCGAGACTCCTGTGCTGACAGGGTGGACTATCGGTGGCGAAGCCATCGAGACGCTGCCAGCAACGCATGAGGTGACAGAGAGCTACTACGAGCCGTTGGTGAAGCAGGCCGTGAGCGCAATGCCTTCGACTGGATATTATGTCTATCTCTGCCCGAGTGCGATGACGGTTGTTATCAGCGGCCTGACGGCTACCGTGGACGGCGGCATATGTAAGGTGGTCGGCTGGGGCATCTTCAAGAATATCGTGAGCAACTTCGTGGGTGCTCCCGGGCAGTCCATCCTCGCGCAGCTGCTCTGCGACCTCGATGCCCGCATCAACGGTATTATGGCACGGCTGGAGAACCTTGGAGAACTGAAGGCCATTACCATCGACAGCGAGAATCTACCCAAGGTATGCGGGCAGTCGTTGGTGGTAGAAGGTGCAGGGGCTCCGAGTATTGTGCCTCAGTTCGTGGGACAGCGATACCACGACAAGACTAACAACAAATGCTACGAGGCATTTGCCGTGACTGGTGCAACGAGTGATTGGAAATTGTTGAACTAATAAGAACGTAAGATATGGCCATAAAGAATTTCCCCAACGAGGCTGCGTATGATGCAGCCGTGAAGCCCACCATCGAAAGTCAGGTGGCGATGATTGAGAACACCAAGGCGGTGAAGTATGATGGTGTGAACGTTATTGCTGAAGTGCCGCAGATAGGCGATGCCGTGTTCTTGGACGAGAACAATCGGCCTGTCATCGTGTCTGCGCCGACGCTTATCAAAGCGAACGTGCCTGCCGCATGGACGTATGTGGGCGAGGTGCTGGAGGTAGTGGACAACAGTCATGTTCGCATTATCTACAAAGACATCAGCCAGACAAAGAAATGGCTGGACGTTTGCCGATATGCCTGGACGGATGCAGTGCTGACAGGTGAAGAAACCACCAAGGTTATTGGTATCCGGTGCGCATTGGACTGGACGAGCAACACGACCGTGACGTGCGTCTATACCGCCACTACGCTTGCGGAGGCTGCTGCCGCTATGCAGAGTGCTATTGAAGCACGGCTGACGGAACTGAGTGCTACGGCGGCAGAGATTGCCTTGTGGCATTGCTATGCCGATGCGGACAACAACCGCGTCATCGTGCAGCGCGATGCGTGCAGCGACTACCGATTCTATAACTGCTCTGGCTTGACCGAAATCAGTTGGGGCGATATGCCTGCAAGCGCGAACGCTGGATTCCGCGTGAACGACGTCGCAGGCAACGAGCGCGTAATGAACGTAGCAAAAGGAGCCGCGTATTATGGTACCAACGGTCGCACTCCGACGGACAATGTGCCGCTGAACGCCGCAGCGGGTATTGTCAAGAAAACCGACTTCAACACCTCTGCTTATTGTGCACTGCTGCGCCAGGCGTACGGAACATACGAGAACTACGCTGCCAAAGAGTATCTTGTAAAAGTGCCACAGAAGCTCGGCGCATTCGCTCTTCCCGACGGAAAGTCTATGTGCGAAAAGTACGGCCCGATGACTGCACCTACCAAGGATGGCGGCGTGAAAGCTCTCTATCCTGCATTGAATTGGTCGTTGTCGGTTGCGCTCAATGCCGACGGAATGCGCGGCGGTGACTGGCACTTGTGGGATGTCCGGGAAGGCTCTCTGATGATGCGTGACGAGACATTAGCACTCATCAACGCCACCCGCGTGAAGATGGGTGTTTCTCAGATTTCCAACTCCACCAGCCGTTGGTTTTCAGAGAGGTGCAACGTCAGCTACGCTTGGATCTTCTACGGCACCCACGGGACGCTCGGCAGCGCCAGCGTGGGCAGCACGTATCAGGTTGGAGCGGTCACGCTTTTAAAATTTAAAAGCTAAAAATAAAAGGTCTTCGCCTATCCCGCGAGGGTAGGCGAAGCCTCGAAAATTTTTGAAAAATGGATTATTCGCAATTCCGGGACTACGGAGAATATCTGGAGTATTGTGCCGAGGAAGCGGCAAAGACAGCCGAAAGGGAATATGAGCAACAAGGCAAAGAACTCGAAGGAGAGCATCATCTGTGATGCAAAGGAACTGATGAAGCTCTACGACCGTCTGACATGGCATCTGCCAAAGGCGAGGCGTGAACACGGAGCAATTAAACGGTTCGAGGATGCCGGCTATCGCATCATTCACTATTGTACTATAGCAATGGAGATGCGCCAGGAGATTGAGCAGCAGCGGAAGAAAGAATATGTAGAGCGAATCCTCGGAGCTTTTGGCGAGATGCTGGCGACGTTTGAAATCCTGATGGACATGAAGGCCATGACGCAGAAGAAGAGTGACGCGGACAGTCGCAAAGAGATGTATCTCTTCTCGGATAGCGGCAAACTCGCTATCGCAAGACTACTGGAGCGCATAGAGGCGGGTGTTAAAAAGTGGCGCAATTCTATCAGATAAACCTTAAGCGAGCGTCAGGACGGCGGGAGAGGTCGGGCGAATGTCAAGAATACCGCCGCAGGACAAAAAGATAAAAGGGAGTGCGGCTGTCATTTACAGCATCGTCATCATGTCACTCGGACACTCCACGAACCGTTGGTTTTCAGAGAGGTACAACGTCAACAACGCTTGGATCTTCAACGGCACCAACGGGACGCTCAACAACAACAACGTGAACAACACGAATCAGGTTGGAGCGGTCACGAAATTATCAGTAATAGTTATAACGCAAGCGATGGGTTTCACAGAAGAAGAACAATTCGGTAATCTATACAGGATTATGAAGCAGACGCGCAAGAACAAACGGCGTGGTCGTGATTCGGTGGAGTTCGAGGTTAACTGGACCCCGCTGTTAGTGCGGGCTATGGATGAGCGTAACGACCGCACGCTACGCATACGACACAATTACACATTCCTGACACCACGACCACGGTGGCGGGAGATATTTGCAACGGAGTTCGGTGGCCGCATGATAGATCACGAAATTTGTGAAGTGATAATTCCAGAGGCCGAGAAAATCCTTTCTCCTTATACCTATAACAACCGCAAAGGGAAAGGCTCACAGGCTGCCATCAATCAGCTGATAGAACATATCTACGAGGTAACAGTTGGCTACACCCGTCCTGCACGTATCGTGAAGATAGATTTCAGTGGATTCTTTCCGAATGCCGTGTGGAGTGTAGCGGAGAAGTTTATATGTGACGTAATTGACAGAACGGATTTGGGCAGAGATACTAAGGCATATCTGCGATGGCTGACAATGATAAGCGTCCACTGCAATCCAGCCGCACATTGCGAACTTCGAACAGCGGCACATCTATGGCGTGAGCATATTGACCCCGCGAAATCCATCCGCACGAAGCCAGAAGGTGTTGGCGCAGCCATAGGCAGGCTAATATGGCAGACGGCAATGGGGCTGTATGTCAACGATGAAATACGATGGCTTACGGAAGACTGCGGCGTTAAGCTGGTATGTTTTGTTGATGATATTGTATTTGTAGTTCCAGAAGAACGACATCAGTATCTTTTATCGCTATTGCCTGAACTACGCAAGCGGCTCGCGGCAAAGGGTGTAAGACTGAATGAAAAGAAGTTCTATGACCAGCCTGCCGTGCATGGCTGCGAGTTCTTGGGCAGCCATATTCGTCCGAACCGCATACACCTGAATAGCACCACCTACCACAATGCACTGCGCACCATTGATGAACTGAACACAAGCCGACATAAGGACATCGACAAATTGGTGTCGGTATTCAACTCCTACAGCGGATTGTTGAAGAACCGCACTGACTACAAGAGTCTTATTAATCTGCGCGATAGGCTGTCGCCTGCATGGTGGCAATGGTTGGAGTGGGATGAACGTCGGCAATGCGTAACCTTTAAGCCAAAGTATTCAGTTAATGAACGGCTAAACAGTAAGTATCATTTAAAACTAAAGAACAATGACAAGAGAACAGATTCAAGAGCAGATCAACCTGCTCAGCACCGAGAAGATGAATCTCGAATCGCAGCTTAGCAGCGGCGACTACAAGGTAATCAAGTGCGCCGAGGCGCAGGCCATAGGAGCCGAACTGCCTTACGACGCAGAGGCACTGCACCTGCAACGCCAACAGTGGCGTGACCGCATCAACACCATCGAGCAGAAGGTGGCAGAATTGGAAGGTTTGACACCCGACGAGGATGTTGAGCCGACCCAGGAGGCCTAAATGCAGTCAAATGAAACGAGAAGAGGAGTCATTCATGGCTCCTCTTCTCTATATCTCCCTTGGCACAGCCTGTCAAAATCCTCAAACCTATACACACGGAATTTGTAGCATCCATAAAATCCTCCAAAGTACCGCCACCAACGACACCCGTTGCAATACGCATTCCGCTGGCACGTCCACGTCTCACTAACGCTTACCATGTGCCCGTATAACTACTACCCCATTCTGTATTCAGCGAGATATTGAATGAGCCGCCTGCCGTCCACATATTTCCCGAATATTCAGTAACGCGGTTACGCTTGAACGGAGCGTCGGTAAGCGTCACGCTGCTGACAACATCTCCACTGGACTTCTTAGAAGAAACAGTCACGTCAGTGGTCCACTCAGTCGATGACGAAAAGCCGAAGATATTTACCGACTCCCCGCTCACTCCAATGCTTGAAGAAGGAACAGTGATGGTGAATGGCTGGCCATTAACCGCTTCCACAGGTTCGCCGGTCACGAAGTCTAAACCGTAATACCACGTTGCTGGTGTCACGTTGAACGTAGCGACATTATCAGGAATCGCGTCCGTGAATGTCACCTTCAGCTTTGTGACCGCACGGTCAAGCCTTATATTGTGGGTGTTATCAGTCGCAGCATCAACTGTCATCGTATAGCAGCCCCAGAAGGTGTTGAGAACCTTTTCAAATATGATAGTCTCATCAGGAATGCTGACCGTGGCACCAGTTCCACGACTTGCAACAACGTAGATATAATGTATGCCGTAGGAAAGATTGACCGTTGGCTGACCGAAGTCGGCATCGCCACTTGTCTGATGAATCTGTTGTAATAGTTCGTTGTCATCGCAGTCAAAAATCCAAACGTCCGTCATGTCTTTTCCGTCAGCCGTGAGTGCGCGGGTCATTGACGAGAATGTGAAATCACCCTTCAGATTGAACGTGATGTCTCGAGACCCTTTCCCACCAATCACAATCTCTCCAAACTCTTCATCACTCACCGACTTTGAGCAGCCGGTCAGCATCACCAACGCAGCCACTATTACTAAATACTTTTTCATACTCATTTCTTATTATTGTTAATAATTTTCTATTTTCCCGTGAGTGTGCGCTGTGGTTTTGTCGCAGCGTTAGAAGACTCTATTTTCTTAGCTACCTTGTCGAAATCACCCCTTACACTCTCCGCCAGCACCTGAGCATACTGCTCCGTCTGCTTCACCGTCGTATGCCCCAGCATCTTGCTCACATTCTCAATCTTCGCACCATTCGCCAGCATGTACGTGGCAAACGTATGTCTGCCCATGTGACTATGCAAGTTTGCAATACCAATGCACATCCCTATCGCCTTCAGCATCTGGTTATATCGCTGGTTATTCATTCGCGGCACTCTCCATCCGTTGCGCTCCAGCACATCCACGGCGGGCGGTAACAGCTGCGAGATATACGGCACGCCGGTCTTAATCCTCTGACCAACGTACACCCAACGACCATCGACCTTATTGTATTGGCTAATGTCGAACACCTGCGTGTCCGAATAGCTCAATCCAGTAAACATCTGGAAAACAAAGAGGTCGCGCGCCATCGCAGCCTGACTGCCAGGAACAGGAGTCAGCGCAAGCACCTTCTGCATCTGATCCTCGGTGAGATATTCTATCACGTCACGCTTTCCGCGTTTAAACACGCCCTTCATGCGGTCATAAGGGTTCGCACTCACTACACCCAGTGTCATCGCCTTATTAACAGCAGACATCAGACACTTGTGATACGAATAAGCAGCACTATCACCGATGTACGATGGCTCACAGCCAGTTTTTATTTGGTTCTTTGTCAACGGAATCGGCTGAGCACGCAGCCAAACATCAAAAGCATAAATCCTGTCAACGCTCAGGTGTTCCCACCTTGTGAGCTTTCCATAAGCCAGCAGCTTATTACACACCGTTCCATACCTCTTCTTCGTACTCGTTGACATAT